GCCTTCATGTACAATCCATGATTCATTCCACCGTACATAGGTGTTGCAACAAAAAGACTTTTCTTTTTTAATTCGTCTACTTTAATTTGAATTTCCATTTGTACTCCAAAAATAAAAAAAAGGAGAGGCCATTAAAGAATGGCTCTCTCCTTATTCATGCCACAATTAAACGGTTTGTGGGCGAACACCGTTAGAACGGCATTGTGCTTTGAAAGATTTCGAAGGAGTGCCAAGGCGATAAACAGCAACTTTGCTACCGTCACCGCGAGTCTTCAAGTTGGTGTAAATTGCATATCCTTCTTGGCGAAGTTCAGCAATACGTGCTGCAACATTCGTGATACCAAAACGGCTACGTGCTTGAGCAACACTAAAGGTGTTGTAACCAACAGATTTGGTCAAAGCGTTAAGCATACGTTGTTTGGCGGAAACTTTCTTCATAATAAACTCCTAATAATAAAGTTAAAAAACACATCGCGTTTTGCGATTTTTCAATTCTACACTTATGTAGTGTATTTGTCAACACATTTTTTGGTAAACTTGCAAGTTTACCGTCCTACCTGTGTTAGGTATTTCTTTTTGGTTTCTTCCCAAGAAAGGTAGATAAGATCATCGTAGAAAAGTGTTTCATAGGAAACATTGTTCTTTTTCTGAAGTTGACGAATTCTACCTTTTGCATACTTAGTTTTCCAGATATTCGAAAGAGCTTCTTCACTGGTATCAAACGATTTAATTAAATCAGTATCTGTAATTTCTCCACGTAGGAATTCATATGTGTTATTATACAATGGAGAAAAGTAGATTCCTCGTTGATGTTCCGTGCGTGTCAGATTTTTAGGAATACCCAACTTTGGATATGCAAAGTGCAATGAACGATTTTTATGGTCGCGTTTAAAGGGTAACCCGTTTTCTTTTTTGGCTTCCCACCATTCAAAGTATTTTTCTGGATGATTTTCTTTGAGCCAGGTCCAGATCATATTTAACGTAGATTTTCTCGGCTCAAACGCAACAGATCCACTAGAAAAGCCCATTTTGTTCCAGTATTCCAAACCATCATACTGTGATAAACCACCGGACTTAGTGTTACCATATAGAGAAGTGGTAGTAACGCCGACAAGAGTGTCTCCATATTTTTCCTTCCATAATTTTTGAACAGTGTCAGACAAACAAAACAAAGCAAGCAATTTACCGCCCATGTAATTGTAACCAAGTGGTTGTAGAGGCACAATCGAAGAGCCAATAGCGGTGTGATTAATCATACCACCTTGCGTTTTTTTCTCGCGTTCCCAACCAATTACCTTATCCCGAGGTGTTAGGTCTAGAAAATCTGAAGAAATACAAATGACACCAAGATATTTGCCAGTAATTTTATCAGCAACAATAAAATTCAAATTGCGACCAATGTTAGAATTATTTTTCATCGTGGAAATAAAGGTGCGAATAGTATTCCACTTTTCAGGCAAATCCGAGCGTTTAGTTTTTTCTTTAGTTGTGGAACCATCAATCAACACACGTTCAATTTCCGATGAATCATCAGTAAAAATCATAGTTGGTTGTAAATTGTTAAAGTCATCTGGTGTTTCTGGTATCCAGATATTTGATTTAACATTATTAATTAACAGTTCTTGTTCGGAATTTTCAAGAATTTTTCCACCAAAAAACCCATCTTCTTTTGTTGGATATTTTTCCTGAATCTCACACCATTTTTGGTAAAGTGTATATTCTTTTACATCCATTTGAGATGCATATGTCAAATCTTCAGTGAGAGTTTTCTTGAGTTCAGTTTCATCAATGGTTTTTACTGGAGGATTCTCTTCTCTCCATTTATTCCAGTGTTTATTAACGTATTCCGGCCAATTGTTTTGAGACATGTTTCGCTTTATTCACAAGTTGTTTTTTCAGTTTCTGACGTTTATTTGACAACTTTTTGCGTTTCTTAGTTGCCATTTGTAATGCCAGCGGCTTTGCAAGATGAGTATACACTAAACCATTCATGTGGTCAAGCTCATGTTGAAAACAACGAGCAGTTAATCCGGCAAACATGGCTTCTTTTGTCTCTCCAGTAAAATCTTGGTATTTTACCTTGATACTGATTGGTCGATCAATGCTGATAAACAAATCCATAAAAGAAAGGCATCCTTCTTCCATTTTAATTGTTTCTTCAGATTTCCAAATAATTTCAGGATTAAAAAAAGCAACGAAGTTTTCGCCTGAACCCATAACAAATACCCGATGTTCATAACCACATTGATTGGCGGATAATCCTAATCCATTATATTTTTTGCATGTTTCAACCAAAGAACTGGCAAATTTATTTGGATCAACTGGAGGATTTGTAAAGTCGAAAATTGGTAAAACTTTCTTCAATGCAGGATGTGTTTCCGGTACCAAAGCAAAAGTTTCAACTACAATCTTTAAAGGTTCATCTTTATATGGATTTGTATCAATTTTAATAATATCATTATCTGTCATTCGTTACACTCTCATTTAAATATTTTTCAAATAGGTATTTTTTCTTTTCGAAAACACCTAAACCGTTGTTGCAAGGTACACACAATAAACCACGATATTTGCCAGTATTATGGTCATGGTCTACTTGGGGACTATTCATGGTTTTATCACATATTTTACATTTACCATTTTGTTTTTTCAATTCTTCAAGAAATAACACATAAGTCATATTAACTATACCGCGAGATTTCCATTGATTTTCTGCTAAAATTTCTTTATTTTCTTTTCGATATTTTTTATGTGTCTCAATATACTTATTATATTGTTCTTTATAATGATCTGGATTATTTTTTAGTCGTTCTTTTCTGTATAGTTTACCACGTTCACACAATATTTCTTTATTTTTTTCTGCATACATTTTCATGTAATTAGGATCAGACCTTTCGGGTAAATCTGAATATTTTCTTTTTCTTGCCATATTATTCCTTAAGTTGTTTTTAGTATTTATAAAAATAACAAATTACAACTTATTTTTCAATTTGGCTAAAATTATTTTTTTTAGTAAACCTGATGATAGTTCTGAATTTATCAAATAGCTGATCGCCTTTGTGTGAAATAACAAACACATTTGTTTTTGTATCCAAACTATTCAACAATTTCAAGAACTCTTCAGTGCCAACACCATCCAAAGAAGAATCAAAAACCTCATCGAGAATCAGCAAATTGGTATTCACCGAATTCTTCATCTTAGCAACTTGACGCCATGTAAACAATAGTGCCAAATCAATTCGCATTTTTTCACCCTCAGAAAAAGAAGCATAACTAAACTCATCACGATGCCTAGACTTAATTGTTTCTTCGAAATTTTCATTCAAATTAAAATTTACAAAAAAGTCCATCGCTGTCAGATATTTGTTGATTAACTTATTCATGACAGGCAAATATTGTTTGATGATCTTTGTTTTAATACCAGTATCTTTGAGTAACGTAGAAGCAAACTCATAATACTGTTTATCAATTGATAATTGTTCCGCAAGGTATTTGGTACTACCGTATTCAGCATTCAGTGCTACAAGTTTTTCGTTATCAACATCATCTGAAGTTGAACGATTTTTAAGTTCTTCAATCTCCTTCAAAACTTTTGCATTGTACTTATTGATGCTAGTTACTTGAGTATTCAGTTTTACGATTTCCGAATTGTGGTCGGAAATGTGTTTTTGTATGTTAACAATTTCATTCAACCTTGTTTCGACATTGGACAATTCAATTTCCAATTTTTGTTTTGCGTCCTTTATTTCAGAAATTTTGGATTTCTTCTCGCTGATATTCTTCTCTTTGGTTTCTGTCGTAATGTTTTGATGGCAAGTTGGGCAATTATCATTCATTTCATAGAATGAAATTTCTTTATCAAGTTTTCTAACACTATCACCAAACTTGGACTGTAGTGTTAAAATCTTGGTATTTTTATTTTTCACCGAAGATTCATCAACAATTTTATTTGTTAATTGTTCGATATGTTTTTGAATCAGTTTAATATCTTTGGTAACTTTGTTTACGTATGCATCATTGTCTGCCACTTCTTTCAACTTTTTGTCAATCTCAACAAGATGGTTCTTTTTATTTTCTTCGATATTCTGTTTCTGTAGATTGATCTTTTCGATAATCAGTTTCTGGTTGTAATCATTATCTCGTTGTTGGTCTTTCAAAGATGAAAGCTTGTTTTTAAGTAGCACATTCATTGACGAGAAGATGCCAATGTCCAGAAGTTCTTCGATGATCGTTCTACGGTCAGCCGCAGACAATTGCATGAAAGGTACAAAAGAAGCAGAACCAAGCACCACAACTTGTGTAAAAGATTTATAGTTCAGTTTGATGATAAACTTCTCAAGATGTTCTTGATAGTCTTTAGCCTTGGCATCTTGATTTACCAAAACATTATCACAATAAATTTCAAAGATGTTTGGTTTCATACCACGAACAACTTTGTATTTCTTTTTACCAATAGTAAACTCAATCTCAACTACCGCATTGGCATTATTGATTGAGTTCAAAAGTTGCGGCTTATTAATTTTACGGAAAGGTTTACCGAAAAGACCAAATGTCAATGCATCCAAAATTGTTGATTTGCCAGCACCATTCTGCCCGATAATAAGTGTATTGGTTGAACGGGTTAAATCAATTTCAGTGAATGCGTTACCGGTACTTAAGAAGTTTTTCCACCTTATTTTGGTGAATAATATCATTCATTTTCTCCATTCAATGCATCAACATACAATTCTCTAAGCAAAGTCTTTAGTTTATCTTTATTTAAATCAGTTGTCAAGTTGTCCACATATTTGTTCAAAATAGTTGTGGTATCTTCGGTCTGATCCACATCTTCCACATCTTCAAGTTCAACCAAATCTTCAGCAACAGAAATATCAATTGGATTAATTTGGTATAGATTGTTGATTACCATATCAAACAAATATGGATTAGTTTTGTTCACCACAACCACTTTGACATATGAATTTTTATACTGTGACAAATCCATATCCGTGTAGTCTTTTATTGAAGCTTGTTTGTCGTCGTAGATAAACTTCTTGAAGATGGTATTTGGATTACGTACAAAGGTTAACTCATGGCTTTCCAAATCAAACAAATGAAAACCTCGAGGATCATCATGATCCTGCCAAGTCAATTCATATGGATTACCAAGATAGTGAATAGAACCTTTGCTTGACTTGTGATGATAATGACCAGAAAACACCATATGAAATTTATCAAACAATGATGCTTTCAAACCTTCATGTGAGGGAGCACCACGGTACATCTGGAAGCCCTCAATCTCAAAGTGACCCATACATACTGGTGATGTAGTTTCATTCAACAATTGCATTGAGTGTTCATAATTCTCAGCACAAATCCAAGGCATCATGGCAATTTTATATTTACCACCAATCAACAATTCACTTGCTTCCGAAATTACATTGATGTTTTTATAATCTTCCAGAAGTAACTCGGGTGAATTCACTTCATTGGTATTTTTATAATATGTGTCATGATTACCAACAAGCATGTGTACTTTGATGTTGTTTTGAGCCAATGGATCAAAAAACATCTTCTTTGCACGTTGCAATGAATAGAAGTTCACGTATTTTCTTCGGTCAAAAGTATCACCGAGTATTAATACCGTTTCAATTTTCTCTTCTAAAATTTTGGGAAAAAATGTTTCATTGTAAAATTTTTCATAAAAATCCATAAAATGCAATGAATCATTTCTCGCACCAAAATGTTGGTCCGTAATGATAGCAACCTTCATTCAGTCACTTCCTTTTCAAAAGTGTTAATATTATTCTTTCAGATCGCCAATATTATTTACCGATTTGTTTTGTGCATCGAGAACACGCTTTCTTAATTCGGTAGTAGAAAAGCTATGTTGTCTGCTATTGAAATAAATTTCCATATTTAAATTGGAACCAGTAAATTGTTTATCACGATATTCTTCTCCTATGATTCTAACATCAATAGGATAAGAAGTCAAGATATCCAACAACTCTTTTTCCGTTGCATACGGCACAATTTCGTCCACATATTTACAAGCTTGAAGCTGAATGAAACGTTCAAATACCGTTTGTACGGGTTTATTTTTCCACACTCTATCTATTGTGGGATCAGTTTGTAATCCAACGATTAAATAATCACATTGTTGTTTTGCCTCTTTCAACATCATTACATGCCCAGCATGAAATAAGTCAAAACATGAACAAGTAAATCCGGTCTTAATGAATTTCATAATCACTCCAAAAAGTTTTCAAGTCCTTTGGACTTCTTAGCCGCTTTCTTTTTCTTTTTGTTTTCCTCAAAAGTTTCAATGAATTCCGAAATGTTATCATACAGTTCGAACGGTTTGATTGCCACATCATCAAATCCCATAAGATCACCCTCATCTAAAATACCAAATTGTTCTGTGGATTTATATTTTACGTACATTTGTTTCTTTTCTTTTTGAATTCTCCGTAGAAAAGCATAGTAAATGATTTGTGTAAAATACGCAAAAGCATTGTTTGATTTCGTTGGATCAAAATTCTCAAAGTACATCAAACAATTTTCCACACCATCGGCAATCATTTCATCCCGATATGTATAGTTAATGAAGTTTGGTTTATGAGATAGCCCTTCTGCAATTTTGAGGAAACATTCACCGATGTAGTTTGGAATTCTCGGTTTTTCTGTGTGTTCCAATTTCGCTTTTTCTACCGATTCTTTGTACTCAATGAGTGCTTTGCAAAAATCGGCATTGTTAATGTAGTGTTTTTTGGTGTTTGTTGTCATATTTACCATTCTATGTATTGATTTTCACTTGACAAGTCTGTATAGTCCAGTATGTAGCCTCTGCAAGTTAATTAAGTTATCCATTAGATATTAATTATTGGATGGAACCAAATTCCTTAACATCCATACCTTGAAGAAATCTCTTCATTAATTCAGCTTTCAATTCTTCCTGATTTACTTCAGTTTCTGAATTTACCAAATGATTGTCCTTTTTAAGGATTGAATTAGTGAAGTATTCGATCACACCATCACTAGGTTCCATAACACAAAGTATATCCTTCTCAAAGAGAACAGTTTCATTTTTAGCTAAAATAGACTGAGGAAGCCAATCATTCAAATTTAAAATTTCATTTCCTGTTCTAGGATCAATTTTCAAGAAAATTTCCATTGGAGCTTTGACGATGATTTCATCACGCAACTGTTCCATATGACAAATGATATCTTCTCCTGTTACCAATCTAAGAATTTTAACCATTTGCATTTTTTAATCCTATCTTGTAGAGTTTGTAAGAGAACTTCTCTTCATTATATATCTTTGTTCTCTCCACGAAATGTTTCAATGTGAAGTTCATGTGCTTGCCGCATCTCAAATCATCGGCTATATCGTACAATACTGCTTTTGTTTTGTTGTCACCAAGCCTTAAACCACGCCCAATAGATTGAAGATTACGAATCTTAGATTTTGTAGGTGAAGCAAATATTACATTGTGTAAGTTTCTTATGTTAATTCCTGTTGAGAATGTTCCGTAACTTGCTACAATGATTGCATCATTTTCTTTTTCGGTAATTCTTCTCACATCTTCTCTTGTTTCAGCATCTGTATTGCCGTATACAAAGAAGACTTTCCTTTCACCAATATTCTTGGTATTGGAAATAATATCATACAGGATCTTGCCATGTTTGTCAACATACTGATACAATATTAATGTATTTCCTTTCAAAGATACCGCAAGATTTTTAATGAATTTATTCCTTGATTCATTTAGTA